TCCCAAATCAAGCGCACACCGACCACGGGGCGCTTCATGTATCGGGTAGTAGCCGAGTCCTGCCGCTTCACATAAACCTTGTAGTCTGTAAAGTGGGAACCTACATCGCCAACAAAATTACCATGCACTGGCGAAGTGACTACGTAGACTCCCCTAGGCACGTACACGATTGCACCGGTCTTCGCGGCCTTCGTGAATGCGTCGGTATCATCGTGCACCCCATCACCGACGGCACCGAAGTCCTTGACGTTCACGACATCAGCGAAGCGGTCCTTCAGCATGCGCGGCTTCGTCGTGCCTTCTGCTACGACAGGCACGAAGTCACCAAGCCCATAAGGAGTCTCGAAGATTTGGATCTTGCCCTTGCTCTTCTTTACGAAGGCGCGGCCGTGTAGATATTCATGTTCCATTGCTTGTCCTCCTTTATCGCCACTGGGCATAACAAGAACCCGTGGTTGCTTCTGTTCCCGAGGGTGCATTAATCGTCAATCGCCCGACTTCTTTATTGCGATAGCTAGAAGGAATGTCTACCCACCCTGAGTCGACGTCTTTCCAACCTGTGCTTGATGCATCAAGGTTGACTGACACGCCCGAAAAGCTCACAACTGCTTTTCCAACCGCGGGTGTTCGTATGTTTATATTTACGCGAAGCCTAATCTGCGTGCACCCGTCTCGCGCTGGCATAGCAGGATCGTCCGTCGTGATTGTCACGGCCTGCCCCGTTCCATTAATCGTTACGGCATTGAACACAGGGAAAAATACCTTCGTCCTTTTCGCGGCAGTAACCACGGCAGACGCACCCGGTCCAGAGAAGTACTGACCAGATCTTCCAGTCTTAGTGATCTTATAAGTGCCCAACTGTAGCTCGGCTCCAGCGTCTACATAGAACGCACTTTGACCATCAGAGTTGGCGCTATATGCGGCTACGTTGAGGTCGGAGATGGTCACTCGGCCGCCAGTCCCGGCTCCCACAGTGAACACTCGTCCGCCGCACGTACCGACAGCCAAACGTTCAAAAGAGAAGTCCGCATTATTGGACTTGATGTCGAAAAGCGTTTCAGCACCGAGATTGAGATTCCAGTCATCGGTCGATTGCGCATAGACCGTACCGAAGTTAACGGACGTAATAAGATTCGCGCTTTCGAGCTCAACGGCCTTGTTGACCAGATTGAATAGGATGTTGTCGAAACGGCCCGCACGAGCACCGGTGTCGTATCCAACGTTGTTTGGCAAACTGCGGAAGCGCATTGCCGTCTTCAAGCGATAGAACTCAAGACCGTCCGCATACGTACCAGAACCATGGCCGAGTTCCCAACCTACGGTGTGTTCATGTCTATATTTTTTGACGACAGGTGTATCAACCTGCCATGACGGCCCGAAGTTGACCCGGGTGATCGCCAAGGTGTCTGTCACGCTATCGTGGCGCAGACCAACCTCGAACGCGCCGATACGACAATTGTCAATCGTCACCTGCGTTCCGCCCGGAGCAGTTGGCGTTTGACTCAGCCAGATACCGTGTGAGCCGTTGATGACAGAGATATCTTTGATCGTATGCCAAGAGGCTTTTGCTTCGATGCAGTAGCCGTACTGGATCGGCGTCCAACTATCACCTGTAGGCGCTGGTTGATCGTGAACAAACTGCACTCCGCCGATGCTTGCTCCAACTTCTTGCAAGATAAAAGCAGAATTCTTGTGCTTGGGGTTTACTGTCGTTCCAGCACGTGCAAAAACCGCATTGCTTTGATTTGATCCGCCTGCGTACCCGTTATGCGAATCGCCAAGAACACTGACGCCTCGGCGAACGATAACGGACTTACCCGTCACATAAGCCGCACCAGTCCCTGGCATCACAACCGTGCGCCCTTTTTCAGAAGCAAAATTAATCGCGGCCTGAATCGCCTCGGTGTCATCGTGCACCCCGTCGCCCTTCGCTCCAAAGTCACGAACATTGACGACATCCGAGAACCGTTCGCCAAGCGTCCTCCGTTCAGTACTACCCGAAGCCTTCACGACGCGATTGCTGATGTCCTGCCCGTGGTGCCCTGGATCGCCGTAGCCGCCAACGGCAAAGAACCCGTCATACGGATACTTCTCCACGTCGTCGAGCGTGTCGACCACGTGCGGGATGTCCCACGAGTAGATGAAAATGTTCTGCTTGATCTCTTCGCAGATCCGTGCATATTGAGCCGCCTCATCAGCAGAATTCGCCGCGTCCTTGGCTGCGTTCAACAGATTATCCAAGAACTCGCTAACGGTCAGGCTTGACGTCGGGGGAAGCGAAATCGTCCGTCCCGTCAGCTCAACAAGCTGTTGAATCTGGACGACTATGCGGTCAAGAGACTCATTGATTATCTCCGGAGGGAAGCGAGAGAAGTTGGTCAGCTGCGTGTTCTGCGTGTAGGCTACAGCCGAACCAATCACGACAACTTGTCCCGAAGAGATCGGAGAGTTCAGAACGACAGTGCCACCAGGCACCGCGTCCTGATCTGCATTCATCGTTACCGAGTAATCTTTTCCATATACCAACGCCATTGATGACACATTCGGATCGGTCGACGCGGCAACGAAAACATCTGTCGGATCAAAGATTTTGAAGCCAAAAGGAAGGTTTGTCGCTCCCTCTGCCGTGAACGGCCCGGCCAGTCTTTTCACATACTCAATCATAGAAAAAGGCCCCCATATGATGAGAGCCAGTTTCGTGCGAAAAGAACGGCACACGCGCACAAAAAACCCCGCATAAGCGGGGCTAAAAAGGTTATTGGAAAACTCTACTTAGGCTCGAACGAGGAAAGCCCAAGCTTCGTATCCATAGTCGCTCGCGATCATCAACTTACCTGATCGGTAATGACGATAAGATCGACAATAAACCCAACGGTATCCCACAGGCGCAGGACCGTGTTTGATTGGACTTAACATAATGTTGCCAATCCTTTCCTGGGCAGCGAGAACCTTGACGACGCCTTTCATTAGCTATACACTAACAGGCGCTGAAAATATGCAAGGAGGGAGTCCACCCAGGTTATCTCCCTACCGGGCGCTAAGAACTGGTACTTCTTAGCGCCCTTCTTCTTTTATGGTTCTCAGTCTCACCTCAGCAGCAGGCCTTGAAACCTTAAACCGATGCATAATCTGGTCTGCCGTAGTCAGCCCTTCACGCTTAATCACGCTATACGGCATCAGAAATTCGGCCGCAAACGTATTCGCCTGCCATTCAGAATCTTCTTCGTAAGAATGAGGCAACTCGTTAGCTACAGCTCTTCCAATCACACGCCTGTGATTCAAAAAGAAATGGCCAAACTCATGCCAAAAGGTAAATCTACTTCGGCACCCAGTTCCATGGCACAGAGCGATGTAATCCGAATCTCTGAGCAATATGCACCGTTTCTCTGGATCATACCCAGCCTCAACCCCACCAGGTAACTCAGAAGCATTATCTGGAACGATCAACAACTTCAAGTCGTTGATCATGCCATCTAAAAACACTTCCATGCTTTTGAAGTTCTGTCCTTGTAGCGTATGCCTGAGTGCTTCCGCAATAGTACGGATTTGATGCACCGTAGCACGCGGGACTCTAAATCCACGAAGACTCATAGACCTCCTTTCTGGATCTTCGACAACATTTCTGAAAGCTCGTCAATCTGTTTAGCGGTCAATTCCGTTCTTGCGAAGCCAGAGACCAAAAACTGTTGCGCCGGGGTGAGGCCTTCAATGGATACCTGTTCATTGGAAACATCAGCAGCCTCCTGCAACTTCGACACTTCCACCCCCAAAGACCGGAAATACGCAACTACCTTTGCCACAAAAGACTCAGGAATTTTTTTGTTTCCAACCTCTGTTGCACTGAGAAACGACGGAGCAACGCTCAGGGCCTCTGCCATAGTGAGCATGGTGATGCCCGCATCAATTCTGGCTTTACGAACCAGTTTTCCATACTCTGTTAATTTCATCTTTTTCTCCTATCGGAACGGAGAACTTATTTCTCCATTCCGGTGAAACTATATCACAAATCAGGATTCGTCGCCATCTTCGGCATGCGCGTAGGTTCAAGTTTGGTCGGAGCCCACCAATACTCTTGGCCAGTATTTTTCATTCCCCAAGCTTCTAAACGAGCCGTATAGCCTGGCGAGCAAAATTCCATTAGATCGTTATAAACGGCACGATCAAATACTGCCTTCGTGTACCAAAGATTGACAAAAGGCATATGACCTCTTGCGAGACGTAAGGCTTTAGCGCCAACCTTCGTTTCTTTGTCATAGAGACCCTCATTGATCATTGCCTTACCAACATCCCAGATATCCAAACCAGTACTAATAACCGGTCCCATGAGCTTTAGGAAATTCGGAGATCCGTATGCATTTTGCCCGTCAACGCCAGCAATGATGAGATCCGAAAGAAACGACAAACCACCCCCAGTAGACAAGGCTTGCCACCAGAAATCATCGTCAGTCATATCTTGCATATCTCGTCCTGCAATCAGTTGCTTTAACTGAACAGATATGGCCGCTGCCACAGTCGAACCAACCACAATCGAAGCCGCATACTTGACACTACTTGCCTTTCCTTGAGTCTGTGCCAAGTCAGAGATACGCTCTAAATGCCTAAACACAAAACCTATCGGAAATGATTTGAAAAGCAGGAACGAACGCATAATCTCGCCCCCCAAGGTTCCGCGTTTCCCTGCAATATTCGATAACGCACGCGTCCTTAGGTCAGGCGCAAGCGATGCCAGACCGGACTCATCCCTTAAAAAAGCAACGTAGGTTGTCACTGCATGATCTACATCCCTTTGTGTAAATGGATTCTCAACATCGGGACTCAAGCCATGAGGATCTATTCCGTTTAACTTGTTCAAGTCAACTTCACGAATATCCTGTCTCGTCAGGACTTTCGCTCCATTGTGAGCAACGTAAGGATCAGCCGCTTGCCAAAGCTGCCAATCTCGCTCAGTCACGCCCAGTCTCTCTAGCTGACGTTTCTGAAACGGCTCTAATCCATTCCAATCCCACTGCCGCACCATCGCCATCGTACCCATCATATTGATCATAGATGCCTGACGTACGCCGTTGGTCAACTGGTCAAGAAAGCTTAACTTCATCATCGCGTTGGCCAACATACCTGTCCACCCCTGACCAACGTTATTTTGTCCAAATCGATCTAAGTTTGAAGCTAAAGCGTCTGCCATTAAACCTGCGCGCTTAGCGATGTCTTTTGATTCACTTCCCCAAGCTTTACACAAGTTTGCAGTTGCACGTAGCAACGGAGTCTTATTGAGCTTTGACGCAACGAAATAGGAAGCAACATCAGGAAGAGAGGTAATAAAAGTACTCTGAAGCTTCCCGACAACTTCTAAATTTCGAGCACCACCCATGAGGTTTGCTAAAAATGCTCGATCAGGACGAACCATACTGGCCTCGCCGTTCAGCACTGACCAGGCAGAATCATAGAACCTACTAGATAAACCAATCTTCCATGTTTTCTTTGGAGCCAAAACACCTTGCATTCGTCCATTCATCTGGTCAGCTTCTGCTTGGCAAATACGTTTTATCCCCTGGTTCATATTGTTTGGATTCGGTCCCATTTTTTCTAATAGAGCCGCATCCTTTGCTGTACGTCGTAAGCTTCCAAGCATGTTTCCAAAGAACGATCCGTGACCAAAAGTCTCCTGATACTCGATGAAAGCTTCCGCATCTTTGAAATGGAGCGCACGATGTAGATCACCACGATTAGCACGACCTGCGCCGCTGAATGCTTCACTTGCAACATTAGAGACCTCAAAATTTTCCGCACCATTCTGAACAATCGTGTCGTAAGCCTTAGCAAGCATCTGGACGATGTCCGCATCAGACATCTTTTCCCCATTTAAATCAACGTATCGATCCTTGTCGATTCGATCAAAGACATACGAAACCCACGCCTTTTGGTTATCTCCGTAAGGATTATGATCATTGAACGTGTACCCAAATTCATGTTGAAATCTCTGAAAGGCATTGTCACCCTTTAAAATTTCATTCGCCTGGCGCATACGAGCATCATCATGGGTTTGAGGAATGTAATGTTCTATCTTCCCTAGATTTCCTCCGGCGGCATTGAAACGATCCACGCAAGTGTCTGACATTTCCTTCCAGACTGTAGCAACCTCTTTGGCCATCTTGCTTCCTGTATCGATGCCATAGACTTCACGAACGACAGTGCGGGCGAATTCCTTATCTTCCATCAGGCCAAGGATGCCTTTTTGTTTACCTTCTAAAGCAACGAGAAAATCTGAAGCAACTTCTGCTTGAGCTGACTGCACATATCGATCGACTTCCTGAAGAACCTGCGTACCAGCAGAATATCCATGGTACCCACGCTTTCTAGCCAGACCAATACTTTTCTCAATATTGGCTTGAGCAATGACATTAAGGCGTGCACGTTGCTTGATCTTCAAGGCCTGAGCTTGCATGGCAACTTGAACCTCTTTGACAGCCATATCAACACGCATCTGCTTTGTCATGCCGTCCCATACGGTTGGGTTTTTCAGCCTAATTTCAGCCATCTTTGCTCTGACGTTAGCCAGCATATCTGAGGCTTCAGTCGGCGTAATGGCCTTGCCAAGTGAAAGTTGAACACGCTCAACGCACTCTTTGCGCATCTGCTTTTTACGAAAATCTGCCATTGTTAAATCCCGTTATTCATCAAGGCACATGCAACTGCAGTCGTAACACCTTCTGCCGCTGCCTGCTCAATCTCAGAAGCCTTCGCATCCTCACGAGCAATCCACTCTGCCGCACTTATAGACGATGGATTTCCGTCCTCGTCAACTAGTGGTATCGACAAATCCGGATGATCTTCAAGCGCAATCAAAGCCTGATGCGTCAATTGCTTCAGTTCTGCATCCTTCGCAGAGTTTCGAATCAACTCCACACTCTCTTTCACCACCACAGAGTCTTTGGCTCGTTTTTCTGCATCAGCAAGGGCTTTAAAAGTCTTGACATCACCAAATTCCTGACCGATACTTCTATTAGGAACTGCAGTTCCAGAATCCCTGTTGTTGCCGACTGAAGTCGCGGGTGGATGCCAGTCCTGAGGTTGCTCTTTGTGCAACGAGAGGAGGCCACGGTCGTGAGTCTGACGATCAAACAACAGGGTTTCTTTTTCTATAGGTTGCTTGCTATAGAACACAGACCCAACCCGATAACTCCCCGCAACCTTCTGGAACTCAGCCTGAATTACTGCACGAGTCAGTCGTCCTTTCTCATCAACAACGATAGGTCGAACAATTCGCAAGCTGTCAGCCTTCGTTCCTTTGGACACCCACGCCCAATTCCTCACAACATCGTAAAGTGCGTGTTCAACATTTGAATAACCAGCCTGTTGAAGCTCCTTCTCGTGCTTGCGAATGTGGTCGCCGTTAAGCGTACCTTCCTGCAGTCGTACCGGAAGCGGCAAAACACCATCAACCCCCTCGGGCATCACCATAAGATCGGGCTTCCCATCGAGGCCAAAAACGCGATGAACTTTATCTCCATCACGCCCAACTTCAACTAACTTGAAAGGCTTCGGAGCTGAAATAGGAGCCATACCTTCCTTGCGCATCGCATAGTCAATGGCATCTCGCAAAGCTTGCCCACGCCGTTCGGCCTCAAACTGAACAGCTCCTGCAAGGCTATCCGTCTTGATGAATTGCCCTTCGTCGATTTCAACCCCTGTTCGGCGTGAGAAGTCTCGCATCACATCAAGCTGAGAGAGCGTCGTTACGTCGCCAAACATCGAGGTGCCGCCAGACGCAGCGTCGGCCTCGGCCATCGCGCGGTTCTTCCGGATCAAGACTGCGCTGGACGAGATGTCATCCACAATCCGCTTGTAACCTCCGCCCTCCTTGTCGACCTTCGCAAAGTAGTCGAGGTAGGCCTGCGCCATCGGAGACCGTGTAGTCGTCTTCTGAGCGGCAAGCTCTGACACGGACAGCTTCTGTCCGTTTGCACGTGTGGAAACGAACTCATTGAGCACCTCAGCCATGGCGGTACGAACGTCAAGGTCGCCAGTGCCATCAAGATCGAGTAACTTAGGCGCGAGCGCTCGATAGGCGCGCAACATGGTCGACACTCCGGCTGGAGCCTTGCCTGCATCCAGAAGCCCTGTCAAGCCAGGTGTCTTGTACACAGACTGAAAAATCGCAGCGTCCAAACGCGCATTTGCTTCTGCCGTTGGAACGCCGTTGACGACCAACCGATTGCGCTCAGATGCGGGCATGAGCTGCACGAACTGAGAGATCGTATCGAGAGAAACGTTTCCGTCCTCTGTGAACTTGAGCGATGCCAGGTCGATGCGTTGCGCATCATTGATTGCCTGTTCGACCATGCTCATCTCGGCAGTCGTACGGGTGTTTGTCCTATCGGAAATGTCGACGGGTAGCTTTTCCTTGTCGACCACGCGCACAAGGATCGGCTTCTGCATCTCCGCAATGACATCAGGATCCACGCCATGTCGTGCCGCGTCCAGCATCAGTTCCTGCTTGTACGTGTCCGCCGTGCCCAAGTCGTAAGCGTGATTAAGCGCCGTCACGCGACCATTGCCGGCAACGGCATAAGCCGCATCCACGCCCTCGACGCCGTACAGGTTGTTCGGTTGTCCGTTGATGTCGTTGGACGTGATGACCATGTCGGCATCCACCACGACGTATTGACTGTCGTAGCGCGCGCCAGTGCCGTCCACAAGCGTCACAGCAGTGCCGCGTTGAATGTCGGGGATATCCGCCCAATCCGTCACGACGGGCGCGCCGTCGGACAGACTGTTGCTGATCGAGACGCGAAGGTAGTCGGGGTGCGCGGCAATCTCTCGCATCTGCGCAACGCTTTCCTTCGAGGAGCGGTCACGGTTCTGCAGGATCGCTCCGTCACGCTTTGACTGCGCGGCCAACTTCGCAAGGGACTTCTCGCGAATCTCTTGAATCACTTCAGGAGCCACGGCCTTCTCACTCATGCGGACAGGCTTGCCCGCATCGATTTGTTCGCGAGCAGTCGCCTCCGCCTGATGCGCCTCGCGCACCTGCTCCGCATTGCCGTGATCGACCGGGAGGTTCGCCTCTGCAGCAATCTGCGTCGCCCGGTAGCGTGCAGCATCCTCGACGTCCACATCTGTCAACTCCGGCGCATCCGCCTCTGCGGGCTTCGCCGTCTTCGAGCCGCGAGTCTTCCACGACGCACCTGCTGACACGGGCCCCATGAGGCCACCAACGAGCGCATTGACGCCCATCCCGACGGGATCCGTCGGATCGTACTTCAACGCGAGCTTGGAATAATCAGCATTCTCGAGAACGGTTTTAATCGCGCCCATCTCGTTATAGGACGTGAAAGCACCGAGGCTCGCACCGGTCAATACCTTTGCCTTGATGCTTCGCCCGAACGCACCAGGCACACCGCCCCAAAAAGCGTTCATCGCGCCAGAGACCATGCCGGCCTTCGTCGCAGTCTCATCGTCAACGCCCTCGTCCTTGAGCTTTTGCGTCTCATTGATGCCAACAGAAGCACCGAAGACGACGGGCGTCACGGCGAGCGACGCGGGACCCGTAGCCGTGCCAACGGCGGCGGCCATGCCGTACTTCGTCAAGCCGTTGGAAACGCCGTAGAGGACCTGCGCAGCCATGCTCGTCTTGTCGGGATCGGGCGTGTACTCGTCGCGAACGAGGCGACGGCTCTCGGCAGCCGTCGCGTCAAGCCACGCGCGGTACTCATCGTCGCCAAATCCCGCAGACGAAACGACACCCTTCAGCGCAGACTGGTTTTCAAGGTAGGCTGCGTATGCGCCCTGCCAGATGGCGTCGCCCATACCTGTGTACCAGCTCGGCTCCTGCTTCACGGGCTCGACCGTCACCGACGGCACAGGCGACGTGACCGGAGCGGTCGGGAGCTCCTCCGAATACTCTCTCAGAAAAATCATTTTGCAAAGCTCACAACGCGAATGGTGAAGGGAGAGCCGTCGGCCTGAATGAGCTTTTGCCCGTTGGCCATGACGACATCAAAGTCGTTATCGACGCCCGTCGAGGACATTCTCAATCGCGCGGTCGGCAGGATCTTGGCGACCTCCTGACCCGTCAGAGGCGTGCCGTCGGGGAGCTTGGCCACAACGCCCTTGAGGCGCTCAAAGTTGCGCACATTGCTGCGCACGGCGTTCTCCAGGTCGCTCAGACTCATGCCGTCCTTGAGCGCGACCTTGTAGCCGTTGTGCTCCTGAATGTCGCCGACAATCTCCATCATTGCCTGATCCATCGCCGTGCCCGAAGACTCGCCCGCCATCACCTTGCCGGCGGCAACGGCAGTGATCGAGTCAAGCACCCGTTCGCGGACGGCGGGATTGTCGATCAGGCCGTTGAGCTTTTCGGCACGAAGCGGGACGCCCGTACTCGGAGCCGTGACGATGCCCACTTTCAACTGCTTCTCGGCAATGCCCGCCTTTCCGAGGAAGTACGCCTCGGCAGTGCCGGAAGCGCGCATCGCGGGATCCGCAGCGAGCAGGAAGCCCGTCTCGTACTTGTCTCCGATCTGGCGACGAACGACGCTCACGCCCTCGTCACCGGAGGCCGCCGCGATCTGCGCCAGCAACGTCGCCTTCTCTCGAGCGTCAAGCGCGTCGAGGCGCGTCCTGAGTTGCGACAGCTCGGGCGTACTGAAGATCTTCGCCTCAGTGCCGTAGGCTCGAGCTCGATCCTCTGCGCTCTGTGCGCGCGAGGCGACCTGACTGAGGAGAGAGTTGGCGTCGTCAAAGTTGATCTCCTTGACGCCGAAATCACCAGTCGCCGACGCGTAGGCAACAGGGTCGGCCTTCCTCATCTTCGTGACCTCATCGCGCGCCTTGATGAGCGAATCGCGGCGCTTGACCTGGTCGGCATAGTCCTCCGAACCACGCACAGGGGCGGCGGCCTCGATCACCGCATCCATCGCCTCGACGGGCATCGTGCGGAAGCCGTGGATAGCAGCGACCGTCTCGGCAGTAGCCATGTACGTCTCGTACCTGCGACCGCCTTCGGACTCGCCGTATGCGGCAACGTACTGGTCACGACCGAGCATTTCGGAGTCCGCGCCAGTCTCGGAGATCAGCGCAAGAGAGTTTTTCTCCTGAGCCGTCAGATCCTGCCTCGAGGAGGACTGCGCTTCCTTCTGCTTCGTCCAGACGGCAGAGAAGAGCTCGGCTCGGCGGGCAAGCGGCAGAGCGTCGACAAGCGGGATGCCCGTGCGTTCGGACCTGATCGCGTGCCACAGTTCGGACTTGTCGCCCGTGAGTGGATGTCCCGCGGCCAACTGCGCCGCGAGAAGGCCCTTGGCCTGCTGCCAGATCGAGCCCTCGAGCCTGCGACGAGTGTCCGCGCCCATCGCGTCCTTCGGAGAGGACATCAATGCGCCGAGGGCACTCACAGGATCATCCTGCGCCCACGTAGCGAAGCGACCCGCCTGTACCTTGTCCTTGCTCTCCGAAACCATCTGACTGATCGTCGCTTCGTCGTAGCCCATCAAGCCGCCCAGATAGCCGCACTCGTCCGCAACCGACGCGTAGGTTTTCGCGAGGTACTCCGGATCTGCATAGTGGTTCTCCGCGTCACTGATGAGCGACTCGATGCGGGACTTGGACGACGTGACCTGGTACTCGCGCGTCTGGCCGGCGTTCCATCGCTGCGCCTGCGTCTGCGCCGACATCATGCGGTCGGCCACGCGGGACCTGATCGCGTCACGCACCTGAGGAGACAGGCCGCCGACGACGTCGTTCACGTCAGACGTCAGCTTTTCCATCATGGGCTGGTACCCGTCGACTGCGTTCTTGCCGCGCAACGTCAAGTAGCCCGACTCTGGGTCATTGAGGTGGCGATTGATGATGCCGACGACCTGCATTTCGGCATCGTCGGACTCGGCCTTAATCATGCGGGCGCGTTCGACCTCGAGGGTCTTGATGACGCTGTTCGCGTAGTCCTCGACGGGCTTCATCGCCTGACGCATGACGGCCTGATAATCGGTTCGATCCTGCGGGATATCCAGGGGCGCAACGCCTGCGCGGCCTGCGTCCTGAACCTGCGGGACGCCGCCCTGAAACATGGGAACCATGGGCATGATCTACCTCCTTACCACCACTTTCCGTCGGAGCCGACCGACCACGTCTTGCTGCCCTGCCACGACTGTTGTCCGTAGGCCGTCGTACCCACCTTGGCACTGCCCGCGCCTGCAGAGGTGCCCTGGTTGAACATCCCGGAGGCGGACATGAGCATGTAGTTGTTCGCAACCTGAGACGCGCCGCCCAGCAGCGTCGTGCCAAACACATCCCACTTGTTCGCCTTCTTTGCTTCGGCTTGCAGAGCCTGATTCTCGTAATCAAGGCCCTTCCATCGATAGCCCCAAGCCTCTGCAAGCGCATTCGATTTGATTTGGTTGACATCCATCTCCTTGACGATGTCAGTAGACGCCTGCATTTCAGCCGCAGAGCCTTCACCAACAGCGATGCCGTTGGCGGCCAGAGCCGCACGCTGTGCAGACTTGACCCTCCCGGCTGCCATCGTTTTCGACACGATTACGCTCTCAGATGCACGCAACGTCGCCTGATATTGGCGCTCCATCATCTGAGCATTGATGCGAGCGATGTTGGCTTGAGCTTGTGCCGCGGCATTTGAATGCTTGGTAATGCCGAAGGAACCTAGCGCAGTAATCGTGTTCGAGATGCCCTGCGCGATAAGCATCCCGTAGCCAAATTGAGCCGAGGAAGGAGCATTTGCAGTCATAGAAAACCCTCTAAAGTGCTTACACCTTAGAGGGTTGAAGCGGCTACACGCGCACGATCAAGACAGCTCGAGAACTGTTGTCATACTGACGATCCGCAGAGGAAGCGGATACTTCTGTCTGACACAAACCTGCCCGCCCTGCGACCATTGCGGCTGGATTTGGAATCCGACTTCGTCAGTAATCGGATCAGGTGCACTGCCAGCAAACTCTGTCGATCGTGCAGGGTATTCAGCAAGCTTATCGAACGACGGCCCCGCTTGAGTGCCGGATGAATTGACCACGCGAAAGAAGACCTCGCGGACGTTCTTCTTGTGGCCTGAGCCATAAGAGCCATCCTGCAAAGCCATAGCCACCGGCAGCGTCTTCATGTCCGCCGTGAATGGCAATCCCACATGAACGACTTCGGCAGGATAGGTGAGCGTAATCTTTCCATCCTTGACGACCTGAGGCGGCTCCACCGCACCATCAGCAAGAATGTTCACGGTTTCTCCCTCGAGCCACGAGAGCCCCGCAATCTCTGTCCTGGCCTCACCACGGTATGTGCCAGCACAGTCAACGAAGATGCACTCCTTTAGCTCAGAGTACTGGCGCTCCGACATGCGCTCTACGAAACGCACGGGTTTCCCACCGATCGTGCGAAGTACTTCAACGTAGCAGATGTCCTCATCGCCCTCGGCGACGACGCACACAGACTCGATAGAGCCAGCAGTCTCAACAGTAGAGAAACCGCCGACTTGCTGTTCAGGCACGTAGGTCATCGCAATCATCTTTCCAGAAGAAGAGACTGCCCACACAATAGGAGACGGCGCTTTCGAGTAGGCGAGGTCGACGATTTTCAAGTTATCGAAAAGGTGCGGCGCGCGAAGGCACACGTCACCTGAGATATAGCCTCCTGCCTCATAGTTGTACCCAAGCTCACGAAGATGTCCGCCTCGACCTGCACCATAGATCATGCTCGATCCGATGACGAGAGGCTGCACATTGGACGCGCCCACATATGACTGGGGTCGAACTGACATTGACTCAGGCGTAATGGCGTCCGAATTGAGAGGCGACACGCGCCACTCGGCAGCGCCAGTCATCAACATCAGCTGTGCCAAAGGTACGATGTGCAGGATTCTGTTTGCCTCTCGGGCCGCCACGCGCACAGCGATGCGGTCATCGTCCTGAGACGGGAGCGAATAGCTCATGTCGGACTCAGTGCCGGGACGAGTGGCCCAGAGGTTGTTAGGACGCGTGTACGTCCCGCCAAACCAACGCCTCTGCTCGAAGTACGAAACGGCACCAGGGTAGTCGCCGACCGAGTCAACCGAGGCCGTAGCGCTCGCACCCGAGCCAGTGGTCGACGTGATGACCACCTTCGGGGACGTGTAGCCCTGACCGCCCGAGCGGACGTTGATCGCAACGATCGCGCCGTCTCTGACGACTGGCGTGACCTGCGCGCCCGAGCCCGTCGGGTCGGTGATCGAGACCGAGCAGGGACTGCCCTCAAAGTCAAGCTCCTGTTCGTACAGCGTGCCACTGCCGTACTTCACGACAGTCACTCGAGCGACCGGCTTGACGTAGCCGGAGCCGCGCGAGGTGACCGTGATCGACTTGAGCGTAGTCACACCAATGTAGTAGTCAACACTCGAAGAGTCGCCCGTCATGTCCCAGACGACATCGCTCGACGTCGTCGTTTCGATCTTGGCGGTCGCGCCCGAACCCGCACCGGACTTGTCGATGATCTCGACACGCAACTGAGGATAGAACGTATCGCCGCCGTGGTGGTACTGAGCGTATAGGTTCTTCGAGACGAGGTCGTACCGCTTGAGCTCGAGGCCGCCATCGAAAACGCGGTAGCCGCTGCCACCCGCTGTCACGGTGATCGACTTGATGCCCTTGGCCTGCTTGAAGGCGTCATCGTAGATCGGGGGCGTAATTGATGCATCTGGCGAAATGTTCTCATCGATGATCTTCGTCGTATCGGTCTGACCAACATACGCCCAAATACCGCCCTGGTCGCGATAGACGCGGTAAAGGCCCGCACCTTTCACTGCATTCCATGTGATCGTGTTGTACGAGCCGTCACCGTACGGATTGCAGTCGATCGTCACGGGAGACGACCGAACAGACTCCTCAGTGCCGTCAGCCAGCAAAGCAGTTACGGCATAGGTTCTCTTGTAGTCCTTCGGGTTCGTCACATTCTTGTTGATCGTTTGTGTAGCAGAAAGCCCGGTTGGCGCGGGCAGGGACGAGCCGAACTTGATGTCTACCAGACGCCAGTCAGTCGCACCGTATCGCCGCAACTCCTTTGGCGGGTAGTTCGGATGAACAAGCGTCATCACGTCAGCAGACTGCACGTAGTGAATGTCAAAGAGGTCGTCTTCAAGGTACGGCGTCTCAACCTCGTATGCTTGGCCGCTTTCCCCTAGGATGGTTTTACCCAACGTATGGAAGCGCACATACTTTTCGCCAATCTCTAGCACCATCGTCTGCGAGATGGAAAAGTTGAACGGAATAAGCCTGGCCTTCTTGCCCGCGTGCTTCGTGTGATTGACATACTTGAAGCCTGGCCGCATCACGATCGGCCCCTGCGGCTCGATCAGGAAGTTCTTGCACAGCGCCATGCCGGTCTGGTACTTGCCGTCATCGATGCGGGCGAACATCGAGGGAGAGACCTCTCCGCCGTTGAAGGCGCGTTGATATTGTCGAATTGCCATCAGATTACCCTCGCACGCAAGCCGGACGGCAACGGCCACTCATCGCGACGACGATGAACAGACATCTTCGAATCAACCGTTTTGGCTCGAGTAAGCGCAGCCTCATACTGCTGCAGGAGACGAACAGCCGCGTCGCTCGAACTATCCGAGCGCTTGACGGGGCCAACGAGAAAGGATGCAAGAAGGATCACCAGAGCCTGCACAAAGTAGGTCGGGAATACCGTTGCTGTGTCTACATAGGAAACATATGTCAGCACGACATTCGTCGCATTCGTGAAGACGGCACGGCCCGAGTTCGACTCATAGAGCTCGACCTCAAAGTCAAGCGGCAACCCTTCCTTGCCAACTTCAGATACGCGAAGCAGACGCACGCAGTCGGACGGCAGGAGATAGCCGTGCTTCCACTCATAGAGATCCTCGTCCACGTTTGAGAGCTCGACGCCTCTGGAACGCCGGATCGCAAAAGACCAATCGTGCTCCTCATAGAGCTTGCGCAGAGCAAGCGGATACCATCGAGCGCAGTGGCCGGCCTGAGGCGATCCGTCCGGCGGCGTAATGGATGTCACATCACCAGAGTCGCCAAGCATGCCGAGCGCAAGGTTGCAGATGTCTACAGCAGTTGCCATAAAGAAAAAGCGGGACGTTTGTCCGCCCCGCCTCCTGAAAGAATTTTCAGCTGTTCACGCGTCAGGCGGCAGCGCCCGGCAGGAACTCAATGCCCTCGACCTTGTACGTCGTCGGGACTTCGATCACGTCGCTCAGATACGCCGTCATCGTGCCGGCCGTGATCGAGGTCGGCGTAGCAACGAGGCGGACATATCGACGGTGCTTGAGCGGCATCGGGATAACAATGCCGCCCTTGGTGTCAGCCACAGCGATTGCGCCAGTCTGAAGAGCAGTAGCGAAGGTGCTGTTGTCGTCGGAATCTTCAATGGCGATAGCCAGAGAGGTGCCGACAAGCGCCGTCGGGAACTTGCAAACCACATAGAGCGGTCGATCGTTGAGGCCAGTGGTCGGAGCCTTCTGAAGGAAGTCGACCACGCCGGACGTGATCTCGGCCTTCGCATCAGACTTTTCGCAGAAAGCGAGCTTGATGTCCATCATTTCCGTTTCCTCCTTAGAGCGTCAGGACAGCGCCCTTGTTGGACAGAATGTCCGTGCCAAGGCGATGAATCGGAACCCCACGGAACGTCATGCACTTGCGGCCGGCAACCTCGTCCTGAGACAGGAGGACATTGTCCTTGTTAAGGATCTGGCGAGCGAGGAAGCTGCGGGTGTTGTCGTTCATGTAGAAGGCGACACGGCCCTGCTGTTCATCAGGCAGACGTTCAAGAGCGTCGATCATCAGATCAAGCAGGTCAGGACCAGTCGTGTTCTTCTTCGTGAGCTTCGTGGAATCGATGTTGGCGATGCGGACGACACGCTGCGGATCGTACATGGCAACACCAATGTCCCAAGCAAATTCCGTGATTTCCGCGCGGAAGCGCTTGCCATTGGCGTCAAAGGCGTACTGTTCACCCATGTTTTCCACGGAGAGACCGGCGCTCGAGCCGTTCTCCGGATAGAACAGATAGGTGCTGGCAGGATCCCAATTGATGAGAAGGATGTCCGTCTGAGCATTGGCCGTCGTACCCTTGGCATCGATGATTCGATCGGCAAAAGCCTCGTTCGTCGGGGACACGATGTTGAAGATGCCGTTGGGGTCGCGCGTCTCGAGGTTGCTGTCGCCGTAGAGCACCTTCTTGAGGACAGAGCGGGAGAGGCCACGCATGAAACCTTCATCCGTGCGAAGACGGAAGGCAGCACGCTCATTGGCCTTTCGCGTGTCGAGAAGGGACTTGTCAACTTCGGAGCGGGAGCGAACCATGGCGGCAGCGTAGCGAACATCAGCACCCGTAACGCGCTCAGCATCCCAACCTTCGTTGAATGCACGCACCTGACCTTCCGGGTAGGACGTCACGACCTTGCCGCGGTCACCGAAGCCGTCATTGCCACGCTGGATGACAGCCTGGTCAAAGAAGCCGTTGTAATCTCTGATGGTGTGGATAAGCTGGCGCACCGGCTTATCGCTGGTAAGACCTTCGAAGTCCGCCAGAGTGATCGGATTCGAGTCAGTCACAACATTCGGCATTTACTTGCCTCCTTTCATTGCGTCTTGGTAAAACTGCTCGGCGGTATATCGTCCGTCTTCGGCAGATCCGCCACCGGGGTACTTCGCCTCGCCGAAAGCGCGTCCGATGCGGCTCAGCAGTCGCAAAGCGCCCGGATGGTTGCCCATCGGAGAGCTTAGGAACTCCTGAATATCCGCGTCGACCTTACCATCAGCGTTACGCGCGAAGGTGTCGCGAAGACGAGCGATGTCAGAGAGCGACTGCGTGAGCTTCTGGCCACCGAACTCCTTGTCGGCTTTCGACTGTTCCATCCACTCATTCGAGATCTCTGCGATACGTTCAGCAGAGCGCTTCTGAAGCACTGGGGCCATCTTGTCAAGGAAGCCTTGGGCCTGATCCTGACTGAGATTGAGCTCCTTCGCCACGCCTTGGAAGGCCGTGCTGACTTCTGCATCGAGCTCGGTACCTTCAGGCATCTTGAAGTCCTCGTACTTCTCGGGGGCGCCCTGCTTCTCGCCTTCGCCCTCCTCTTTCTCGGCACCCTCTTCGCCTTCTGCCTGACCTTCAGCACCGGCTTCGCCAGCCTCACCGTTGCCGCCTTCCTGCGGCTCGGCCTGCTGCTTACCCTCGTTGCTTTCGGCAGACGTCAGCAAAGTGCCGGCATTCGTGTCGGACTCCTGTGCGGCAGGAGCGGGCGCAGTGCCCACACCACCGGTCGGAGTCTGTTCAGTCGCTTCCATTCGCTTCGTCCTGCATTAATCTGTAAGCATTCGCATCCACCGACATGATTCGATCAAGGAGCTTCAGCCCAACATTGCGCTGGCCCTCATTGAAGGCCATCACGGCAATGTCACGATCAAAGCTGTTTCGGTAGATGCCCGTATCGGAAAGTAGCTGCCACAGGACAATGCGTCCGTCGCGCGTGGCCAGTACGGCCTTCAACGCATTGGCGATCTTCTGTAGCCTGATCCTTTCCTCTTCTCGAGCCTCGACCTCCTCCCTGCGGAAGGGATCGCGCTCAGGTGTCATGATGTCAGTCGTCATACTTCACACGCGCACTTACTGCTGTGCCATTGCCGCAAGTCCCTTAACGGCCTTGCCGGCCATCGTGGAATCGTCGGACGGAACACGGCCGAGCTTCGCCAGAGCGTCGGCAGACTGTTGCATCTGTTCGGCCTGCGCCTGCTGTTGCTGGGCCTGCTGTTGCTGTTCAATCGCCGCCTGCGCCTCATCGGTTGGAACGACGACGGACGGAGCAACAGAGAAATAGTCCGCATACTCGTCAACGAGATTGAACGCATTGAGTTTCTGCAGGATGTTCGGATTGACCTTAGCCGCCTGCATGACGCGACTCACGAACTGATCGAGGCTGTTGGCCCGGATCGCACGTTGAGAGCGCGCCAGCATGGACGTGTACTCGACCGACAGCTTCTGCCCTCGGAGCTCTTCAGGAGGCGGCGGAAGCTGGCCCTGACGCGCGAGGATGTCAAAGCATCGCTCGATGAGCGGACGCAAGACCTCCTCGTTGAGACGAGAGAGCACGGGCCCGAGCATCATCAGCTTTTCCTCGTGACGCTCGGCCACTTCGGTAGCCGTCATCTGCCCGTGACCGGCATTCGCGATCATCATGAATAGGTCAACGTTGAAAGCCGAATTGATGCGACTGCGAACGTCGGCAATGTCTTCGCGCAGGTCTCCGAGCGGCAGGTTCACCGCGAAAGCAGGCTGCACCTGATTGCCCGCCCCCGGGTTGTCAATGTAGCTTCGTCCGCCAGGCAGGAAGTCGACCTCGTTGTCTCGAGCGTCTGCCGGCATGATGAGCGGCGGATTAACCATGTAGTCGACCGCATTGCCCTTCTGCACCTGATGGTGATTGAGTTGAAGCGCGTCGCCGATTGCCATCATGCCCGGCGCTTCCTCCGAGTAGACGTCAGAGGCCGATGCGCCCCACCGTCCAACGACAGCAGGGAAATCGCGGTAGCCGGACTCATCAAGGACGCCTGATGCATCCTCATCATGATCGACCTGAATGACGACAGACCTCCACGGCATGTTTCGGTTGTCGAGCTTGCTTGGATCGCGGTCGAAGCGTGGCTCTATGGCGTGAATGCAGACGAAGGGCTCATCTACCTTCCCCTCGTCGTAGTTGGTCAGAACTGCGCGAGACACGCGGTCCCGTCCGTAGCGAGAGACGAGCTGCCCCGCCGTCATCGTGAAGCGACGATAGAGCGTGTCGGGGCGGCCTCGGAAGTCACACCCGATGCAATACTCACCGCACACGAGAGGATGCGCCACGAAGCTGTAGACGGGGTCCTCGACGATGACAAAGGCCGCCACGCCGAAGACGCCGACCTCTCGCCATGTGTGCTGCAAGGCCTGATAGATGTTCGTCTGAGTGAAGGCCATCTCCATGATGCGCTGGACATCATCAAGCCAGACCTTCACGGCGTGCGACTCATCGAGATCAGGAGAGCCAGTCGTCAACGAGAACCACTGCGACGACGGGTCCGTCATGCCGGACATTAGACCGGCCTGCAGAATGTTCGCAGCGCGGACCGCCGTCGAGTCATAGATGCGATTCCAGCGGTCCCGCCCCTCGTTCGTCTTTGATTTGGTGTACAGGAAGCGGCCAGACGCAGGCGTGATGTGGCGACTGATCTCGAGCCACTGAGAGACATAGGGCTCACGCTCTACCTTCAGCCGCTCCCACCTGCGAAGGACACGCTCACGCAAGTCCTTATCCTTCATGGCTTACCCCAGTTTTCCGCCAGCACCAAGGTTAAGGTCGCCAACACCGCCCGCCCCCGTGAGAAGCGTCGATCCACCGCTCAAGCCAGAATTCATATTCTGCTCGAGGATAGAACCTACATTTGCAGAGCTCCCCTCCTGCTTGCGCTGCTGTTGGCGCTGCTGTGCGGCCTGCTCCTTTGCCTGCTGCTCGGCGCGCTTGGACGCGGCCTCTTGGGCCTTCGCCTGCTTGTTGCTCGAATAGACGGAAGCGGCAGCACCTGCCGCCGCGATGGCACCGCCCGCGATGATTGCACCTGTTACTCCGCCAGACATTGGCTTCTCCTTGACATGAGTTGATCAAATTCGTCCGTAAATTCTTCTTCCGCCTCCTCAAGCGTTTTGGCTTTTGAAGGGAAGGACATCGTGATGTACGTCTCGGCCCGCGCGATGAAGATTTGCGATCTGCCCGGTGCTCCGCGAAGCACGGCATAGCCAACAATCTCTCGGGCATCCTCACCGACCTTGACAATGCAGTCACCAGCAACGGTGACGAGCGTCGGCACCTTGATGACAGCACCACACAGGATTGAGCTGGCCGGCATCTTGACAGTTCGGACGTACATGCCGCCATGAAAGAAGTGCTCGGTAGGAAAGTCATACTGTGGCATCTCTGCAACAGCAGCCCGCATCTTCATCGTCTCGTCGAGATCCTCTGGAGTGCACGCGGGCAGGTCTGTGACTAGCGCCAGCTCACTCATAGCTTTTTCCAAAAGAGAGTGTTCATCGGTGTCGCGACCTTTTCAAAGAGCTGTTCGGCACGCGTCCCCTTTTTCACACCCCAGTAGAAGCCGTAGCACCCGTCTTCCTTGGCGAAGCGCTCTGCAGCCTCAATTAGGGCCCGACCGACGCCAGCCCTTCGGTAAGCGAGGTCGACCCACAGCGACTCCGACGACGCAAGCCTTTTCCCCTTGAAGTGCGGAATGGTTGTCGTGACGTAGTTGACAAAGCCGACCAGGCGGTCACCATCAAAAGCGCCTACACTGTGCAACGTCCCCTTGATCTCAAGCCACAGATACTCTTGATAGTCAGGGTCAGGCTCGAGGTCCGGATATCGCACGTCCTCTCCGTACTCCTTTACGATCTTCGGCCACGCGGGATTTCCCCAAGCCTCTCGGCAGGTGATTCGTTGGATACTTATGGTCATCGGATGCTCCTGTAATGGATACATCCTCCCTCATCAACCTCAACACACGCGCACTCGAATGACCCAAAAAACTGAAGAAGAGCGTCTTATTTGTGAGATTGCCGAAAAGAAACAAAAACTGACCGCTTTGCAGTTGGAAAAGGCCAGTGAAGTTCAAAAGCTTTATCTAACAGACGCATATGGTGCCTCTGAACTTCGCTGGTTCTTAGCCATCGTTTCACTTGTTATCGCACTGTGCGCGATTCTTGGAACAAATAAATGGTCTACTGGTTTTCCTCACTATTTCAGAGAGGGGGCGGCGTGGTTCTTCGGCCTCGTTTACTTTTTTTGTGGAGCTTTGCCATTATCCCTTTCTCTATTCTGGGGATTTGAAGCCTTGGCAAAATCTACAAACAAGCTCAAAGACTTACCACTACTAATCCAATATCAGTTGCCGGCATATATTGGTTGGGGTTCCTGCATAGCCTATTTTTTCTTCTTTTATCTATAAGGATCCCTACTTCTGATCTCCTGACGTCTCCTTCCAGCCGGCGGCGTCGGGTTGTCTATGTATTCGTTCATGCGGACGGCGAACGTGAGCGCCAGCGCGTCTGCATTGTCAGGCGACGCCATGCCGCGCTTTTTCATGTCCTCTTTCTTCTCGAGCAGGATTTGATTCGTTGGGGTGTAGCCGTATTCAACGCCCGTTAGGTCAGTCTCAAGATCAGAGTCCTGCGGCAAGCAGCCACCCTGCGCGATCCACTCTTTCATGCGTCCCCACATCTCAGCACGGAGATTCTTGTAGCGCTGTGTATTCGTAGCGCCAGAGCCGAAGTTGATTGCGTTGACCGGATAGCCGTTGTGTCGGAGCCAGTCAACAGGCGAGGCACCGACGCCGCCGGTGTCGACATTGATGACGATCTTGCGGACGCCGAGCTTTCGCAAGTGGTTGTAGTGCTCTGCCACCTTCGCGCCGAGGTCATGCCCATCGAGGCCATGGTACTTCTGCTTTGCGATGGAGCGCCCGTCAAGAGCGAAGCGCGTCCAAATCACCGACGCGTCATCACCGAAGCGCGCCACGTCGACGCCGATGATCGCTACCGTCTGCGCATAGTTGACGACGCCCATAGGTCGCTCCATGGCGGCCTGGACGATGTCACGAGGAATGAACTGCATGCTCGAGCTATTCGGGAACTCTCCTCGGACACGAACGCGGAAGAAGTCAGAGTCCTCGCCATAGTCCGCGAGCCATTCAGCAATCTTTTTCTTGTCCGTCATGGCGGCGTCGCGGCCGTCGACGTGTCGATTATTCCAACGGTGCCGGAAGCGATTGAAGCACTCATAGAAGCGCCCGGTCGAGCGCGTCGGGTTCCCGAACGCAAACCAAAAGATCTGCGTCTCGCTGTCAGTCAGAGCGCCTTCCGTGACCTCCCAGATGCAATCAGCAATAGCCGATGCTTCGTCGAAGATCACGATGATGCGGCGCTTCTTGTTATGCAAGCCGGCGAAGCCTTCAGGCTTAGTCTCTGACCACGGGATAGCGTCAGCACGCCATGTCTTATCGTGGCCCGGCTGCTTGCATGCAACGGACATAGCCGACACTGAGAACCAATCCTTGAAGATGCAGAGGTTGTGCCACTTCGCCACTTCTGCGAACGTCTTGGTACGAAGCTGGTTCTCGGTGTTAGCAGTCACGACGATTCGAGTATCCGGGAACGTGCAGAGGCCCCATAGAATGATCCAAGCGACAAGGCCAGACTTGCCAACGCCGTGACCTGCAGCCACCGCGTACTGCATGACGTGCTCCCAAGCCTCGCCAGACTGTAGCTTGTCTCTCATGTCTGTCAGGATTGAGGTCTGCCACTTGTCGGGACCGGCCATGCCCTCGAGGGAATCTTTGCCCCATGGGAAAGCAACCTGCACGAAGCGCAGAGGATCCGAGGAGCACTCAGCGGCCAGATACGTCATGGCCTTGCCGATGCCGGCTTTCGTAGTGAGGTCAAACTTAGGCGTTGTCATTGTCATTTGCGCAGAAGGTCCTGGAGAGTTTCTGAGAGCGTCTGAATGGTCTGATCCTTGTCGACCTGTTCGCGGCCCATGCCAAGGCACTGGGAGAGTGTCTTGAGCGCGGCATTCGCGCCCGCAGCGTCGACGGGAACGAGAATCGGGTTTCCGTCTAAGTCGAGACGCGGTTCCCCAACGATGTCGAGCTTCGGGACTCGTCGCGCACAACACTTGGCAAGCTCCTTGAGCTCTGAGAAGACGAATGCCGCATCGACGATCGCCTCCTCCTTTGCCGGTTGGCGAAGAGCCTCCACAGCGTCTCTGACCTCAACATTTTTCAACAGCCTGCTGGCGATTCTGTCGGCCGTTTTGGCGCTATATCCTGCCTTCACAGCGGCCTCAGACGCATTCTTGAAGCCTCCTCTCGCATATTCATTGACGAACGCCTGCTGTCTCGCATTCAGCATTCTCACCACCTCCTTAAAAACGTTTTCCACCCCGCAACAGACTGACATCGACGACGCCCAGAGAGATAGTCCCGAAGCGTTCTGATCGGCATATCAAGCATCTGGCTTATCTGCCGATAGGTATACCCCTGCGCCCGCAACTGACGCGCATGCTCTATGTCAGCGTTCAAATAGCGAGCGTTCACATGATCCTCGCCGATTGCCCGTCCGTTGTCGTTCACAGCTACAGTCATCCGGTGCTCGGAAGTAGCGTGGATATTCGAGCTTGACCTTTCGGATTGCGGCATCGATGATCTTTGCTCGCCTGAGCGAGTTGTCCCACGCGACTCGTCGCGCGTCGGCGGCAGCTCGAACAAGGCAAGCTGACGCCACTGGCGGAAGGAATCCAGAGACTCCGAGTTTTTGTTTTTGGTCATTCATCAGTGTTCCTCTCTCCAAAAGAGATCGATCTCCACGCGGCCGTGGGGACGGTCAGGCTCTCGGACTGCGGGCTCGAGCAGGTGGAAGCACCTGTCATCGATGCGCAGTGCCTGAGCGATGCCGTCGAGTGAAGACTTGAGCGACGCGATCAAGTTGTCCTCGTCGCGCGCCCGTCGGTCAGGCGGGAAGAACGTGCATCGATATCCGATGCTCCCATCCGGCACGGCCTGACGGCCCTCTGCTTTGCTGTATGCGGCGGCAAAAGCGACGCGCCTAGCAGCCGCTACGAGCTTGCGCTTGATGGCCCAGTGGCAGCGCGCATTCGGCGAGAGTCCATGTGCCGGCCACGGTAGGACGACGCGTAGATGCTTTTTTCTCATGGATATTTCCTCATCAGTCATCGAACCAGTCGCCCTCGAAAACCCACGCGACGAGCATCGCGAAAAGCAGGACGATCCCTATAAGGCATTCGATTTCGTCCATTTCCTTCCCTTTACCTATCTGGTTCCCCGTGGGATGATTGACATGCAGGGCCCTGAGAAGTTTTGCTTTGTTCAACCAACCCACGGAGGAATTTCTATCTATGGTTAGAGATGTTTTGTGTCGAGCCATTCGGGAGCGACACGTTGTTCAATTCACCTATCACGGCTACAGCCGTACTGTTGTGCCTGCCGCATGCGGACTAAGCAGCGCCAAAAACCTCGTGCTTCGCGGATACCAAACAGAAGGCGGTAGCCGGTCAGGACGGTCCGTTCCGTTTTGGACGCTTTACCGTGCTTCAGACATACAAGCGCTAGTCGATACCGGAATTCGTTTCGAAGTCGCGCCAGCCGGGTACAAGCCCGGAGATAAAGGAATCTCAGATATCTACGCTGAGCTTTAGCCTCGGCTCCGCAGTCACACGGGCCTGCCGGATAAGCGGGCTCGTTGTGCACTGCGCAGTCGGAGTCGTGGATTACTCCATTCGTCATTTAACAAACTCCTCTTCCCTTTTATCGGTCTCCGTGGAATGATTGATCAGTGCTCCCCAGCACATCCTTTCAACCAAACCACGGAGAAATTCAATGTTTAAATTTGAAGTTCCTGAAAACGACCAATCGGTCTACGAAATCACGACAGAGAGCGGGAACCACTACTTCGTCCGATGCCCTGGCGAGCGTTTATTCGAGTCCGACGACAAGGTTCGAGACGGCATGCTTGCCTTCCTCGTCGTTAACGGAAACGAGCGTGCTGTCATGCTCCGCAACCTCAGTTGCATTGCTAACGTCACACGTCGTCCTGACCTCCCTGTCGGCAAGACTCGACCTCTCCACATGGGGAGCCTGATGTGGCGCCGCCCTGGCGAAGGCGTTGTGGGATTCCTTTCATTCGATCTGGCGTAGGGTCTAGGAAACTGGCTTGCGCCGTCTTGATCCGCTCGTCTGCCGGCGGACGGTAGTCCTCGAAGGGACGTAGCATCCCTTCTGCGGATGACTTGTCTCCGACACAGGCCTCAAGGATCGCGGGGATATCAAACGCCGCGATCCCGAGCGCGTTCGCTAGGTGCATGGCCGCGAGTACCGCACGGAGCTTGTTGTCCAGTCCCTCGGCCTCTCCGAAAACCGTGACCGACTCATGGCCGACACGGACCTCACCAAAGAACGGGACGAGCTTGTCACCCTCGTTTCTACCGCTCACGCTGAAATAGATTTCATTTGTCATTAGCCACCCCATCCTCTCTATCAACCACGGACGACTTAACAAGCTCTCTAAGTAACGAGTCTGGGTACACTCTTCCAGTCACGCCAGCCTCAAGTTTGTTTACCGCCTGTCGAAGTTTTTTAAACTTCCACTCGAATCCAACGTTGTTAGCCTCTGGTGGGTGTTCCGCGGCATATTCCGCGCAAAACCTAGCCTCCTTGACACAAGCATCGAACTCTTTTAGAACCTCTTTGATGTAAGACCCCGATCCCCGTTCCAACATGTCTCTCATGGCTTCAGCTCTTTCGTCATTTAGTCCTGACATCAGATAACCTCCTCGATGCTCATGATTCGTTTGCGCTGGCTCTCCCCCTTGAAGTAGAGAAAGACGCTCGAGCCATAGATGCGGTTAAAAATTCGTTCACCCAACTTCGCCTTGAGCGTGTTGGGGTTGCTTTCCTGCGTGTCGGGTTTCACATCCGGCAGAAGGTTTGTGACGTAGATCGTCGGAAGGTGCTTGCTGTATCGCACGTCCAGAACGGACATAAGCTGGGACTCTTCAACTGACGTGCCGACCTGCACGCCGATCTCATCGATGACAAGCAGCGGAGCACTGGTGAGCGCGTCGTATTCCGCAGTTTCAGCCTTGAATGCGTCGGCCTTTCGAACAGCACGGAGCACGTTCCACATGGCGACATACTTGCCCTGCACTTTGCCGAGAAGCTCCTGCAGAATCGCGCATGCCATCATCGTCTTGCCGGTGCCGCACTGGCCGTAGAGGCAGAAGCCGACGCCCTTTGGAGCGATCTTCTCGAAGTGGTCGACGTAGAGCCGGGCCTGACGAAGCGCCTCATGGAGCTGAGCATTCGTCTCGCGGAAGTCATTGAGCGTCTTGCCCACGAACTCGTCGGGGATGCGTGCGCGTCGCACAGCGGTGTCGTGAGCAGCCTTCGCAGCCTCCTCTGCACGCTTTTTCTCGAGTGCCTCAGCTTCTGCCTTGAAGCGCTCACGCTCGGCCTTTTCTTCAGGGGAGTTCCAACGCTCCTCAGCGCACATCGGACATTCAGGCGTATGAGCAACCTTTCCGTTGACGATCGCCTGCTCGACCGTGTACTGACCGTGCTTCGGACAGGTCAGCGTCACCCTTCGGACCCCCGTCTCCCTAAAAATCTTTACTACATCGTTCATCAGAAACTCCCGTCGCCGTAGTAGGCGTCATCGAAAATGAGTGGCTTGTTGTTGCGTTGTGCGTATGACTGGCTCTGCGGCCTGCTCTTGGCGAACTCTTCTGCTTTCGTCGCCCACGTTCTCCAAGCAGCCAGCCAGTTGCTGTACCGGTTGTCTTTGGAAAGGTGGAAGTTGACGAACTTTGTGAACTCGGCCTGAGCGTTGATGCTCGGATGCTTTGCTTGTGCGTACTCAAGGTATTCAGGCGGGATGGGATCGTCAGGAGAGAAAGGACAGCTCGTCTTTGGCTTCGCCCTCGTCGCCTTCGGCTTCGGCTCCTCGACCTTTTTCGTGGCGTCGGGAAAATGATCGGGTGACGGAGCGGCACTCCCTGTTCCTATTCCCTGTTCTATTTCCCTGTTCCTATTCCCTGTTACATCCCGATTTTTGGGGGACCCCTCCCCCCTTTTTTCGGGGGACCCTCTCCCCTTTTTTTGGGGGACGGTATCCTGTTTTTCGGGGGACGTCCCCTGATATTCGGGGGAAGTCCATTCGGACGGCACGCTACCTTCCCTGTTACCTTCCTTGTTAATTACTTGTTCTATTACTGATTCGGCTGTAGTTTTATACAGGGGTCCCCTGCACTTTCCTACAGGGGTCCCCTGTACTTTCCTACACCCCTCCCCTGTACTTTCATGCAGGGGTGCAGTTTCATACAGGGGTGTGGTTTTATTCAGGGGGGTAGTTTCGTTCACGGGTTCCGGAAGGCGATCCAGATGAAGCGTGAAGTAACGGCGTTGACCGGACTGCTGCTCCGACGAAACGTATCCAAGATCGTGAAGTTTTTTTAGCGTCGTCCTTACCAATCGATCATTTACTCGTGAGACACGAGCGATCGCCTCTGTCGAAGGAAAACAAGCCCCAGAATCAGAGTTCTGAAAGAAAGCCAGAGCCTCGAGTACATCGACTTGCGTACGATCAACCAGGCCTGATGCGCGAATTTTGTACATGGCCTCGTAACTCATTTACGTCGCTCTCCATCCGTTGCAATGCCGTTGCGATTCCGTTGATGCGACTCATGCACCGATAGTATTCTGGCTACATGGGATAGCTCTTGGACATACGCATCGAGCGCGACAAGCACAACGTCTTGGCGCGTCAAGCCAAGGGCCGAAGCAGCAAGGTCGAGCTTTTCAACCATGTCCGCGGGAGCCTTGACGCGAATGTCTACATCGCCTTTTCGCAACTCCGGACGAATGAACATTTACGACCGCTCCTCAACTTTTGGCGGATAGAGGCGCCACGTTCTCAGATTCGGGAACCTGAATCGCAAATCGTTTTCTCTCGTCGGACTGATGCCGTGCTTTATCCAACCGGCTACCGACGGCTGCTTAACGCCAAAGAGACAAGCGGTCTTGTTCTGGCTACCGATCTCGTTGACTAGTGCCTTAGCAATCGCGGTCGATCGTTGCTGAAGTAGATCCATAGCAGTATGTCGTCCATTTGTTATTAGATAGGCACAACTATACCACAGTTCTAAGCGCAACTATGAGCAAACCCTATAGGATTGACTATTATGAAAACGCTTTCCGAACGAATCACTTGGCTCATGCAGACTTACAACCTTTCCCAGACAGACCTGGCAAAGATTGCTAAAGTCAAACAACCATCCGTGGCTGCATGGGTGGCTGGCAAAACTCTTTCATTAAAGGCCGAGGTAGCTTTGGCTATCTGCGAAAAACTGCCTGTAATGTATGAATGGCTCGTTAAGGGAAACGGTGAGCCATTGCCGAAAGGTCAAACAGTCGAACCTATTACCCCTGACGAATCGGACGACGAACGCTTTGTAAAAATCAAGGTTTACAAAATCCGCTGTTCTGCCGGCCCCGGCTATGAGCCGCCCACCTTTGAGGTCGACGAAACAGCTGAAAGCAAGTCCTATCGCCAATCCTGGCTACAGAAACACCAGTTCAATAAAGATAAACTGATGATCTTCACAGTATCCGGCGACAGCATGGAACCGCTACTTTGGGAAGGCGACTCAATCACCGTGAACACATCAGAAAAAGAAGTGCTCAACGGCAAGGTTTATGTCTTTACCTACCGAGGCGAGTGGAGAGTCAAGCGCCTGCGCAAACTTCTCGACGGTGGCCTCTTGGTCATCTCTGAAAATCCATCGTGGAAGGACGAAGAGATTCCAGCAGATCAAACCGATCAAGTTTTCATCATCGGTCGTGTTGTGGACCGCTCCGGTAACGGCGGCTTGTAAACGCGATTCCGGCTCCCAACACCAGACCGCCTATATGGCGGTCTTTTTTTGCAACAGGCAATAGTTCGACCTTTAAAAAAATAGGTGTTTCTATTGCAGTTCTTGACATCTCGTAGTATAGTTACACCTATAGACAGACAGGACAAACCTTCGTGTTTATTCAAATCCTGCCTTTCTACATGTGCAAGCTAGTGCAGTTAGATCAGTGCGACAGAGGTCATGTACGACCCGAGCGGCCTGTCCCGAAAGGACAGGGAGGAGCTGTAGAAACCCAGACCCGCGCCTAGCCCAAGAAAGCCGATCTAAGCCCTTTCTCCAGAGAGGGCTTAGGTGGGTTTTCGAAAGGAGATAACAATGGATGTTGAAATAATCGACAAGCGCCTGGTGGTAACGCCAACCACGCACGACGACGTGCGTTTGATTTACGCAATCGCCGCAGCGTGGACGGCGTTCGACGCGGTTATTTGTCCCGTTAGCGGGGAACCACTTCGTTGCAACGAGGACGGTACCGCTGAATCAGAGTTGCCTCAACGCAGTCAAGATCACGAGAAGTGACGGAACGACAAATGGCCAAATATTCAAAGCCATGTCGAATAGCCTCATCCCACTTGTGATGGTTGGCAAGGCGCTCAGACAAATCAATAGTCTGGCCAATGTAGAGGACGTGGTAATTGCCATTTACTTTCGACAAAAAGGAATAAACGGCAGGACCTTTGTTAACACGGATTCCTCTGGGGTACACATCAAATTTGTACTTAGAGCCATCCACTCCAGTAAATATTAGTTTTGTTATTGGCTGCATCTTCCCTCCTTTGGGAGTTGGTTAAACAACGTCGAAACTGCTGGGTCCCGACGTCTTTAGCTTACAACCAAAGGAGGGAGCCGATTCAAGCCCCCTTGCCTGTTCCTCACTTGACACAGCCATGCGGGCGAGAGCGCTTGAATGGACTTTTATAGGAGATCCTGTATGAACTATCAAACACCGATGGAACACATCGAAATCGTCAGAGAAATCACACGCATCTGTAGGGCAATAGATTCCGCCGCAGAACCGGCAATAGACGGGCACGGGGGAATCGAAGCGATCGCATACCTTCAAAAGCTGAACGCAGAATTAGGGGACAAGATCACCAAGCTGTGCGAAATAGTTTGCGGCATCGACGAACGCTATCTAGAGATAATGGAGATCGCAAAGAGCCACAAGGAGGACATCGTCCACCACCTGGGTGATCGTATAAACGTCTGCGTGAATGGGCAAGTCTACCTTGGGACTCTTTTAGCGCCGAACGCCGTGATCGTCAGGCGATACGAGCCGGGAAGTACCCGCTTAATGTCGTCACGTCACGACGAGCCTGACGAAGAGCAACCTCAGCGACCTTCTCAAAAGCGGGCACCTGAACATCCTGCATCTTGATGACGTCGCCAGTCAGATTCCAGAGAGCCTCATAGATTTCCTCCTCTGACGAGGTGCTCGAAATCTTTCCTGACGAAAGAAGTACAGCCTCTGCGACTTTCACAAAAGCGGCGTCGGACAGAAGCTCGACACGCTTCCGTTCAGTGACGAGCATTTTGTAAGTGTCATCGTTTTCAAAATTCACTTTTCACCTCCTGGTGTGGGTTAAAGGGATGTCGAACTGGTGTGCCCGACAAACCAATGATCCCACCGGGAGGTGGCCGATTCAAGCGCCTTCAGTCATTAGACAAAACCTAATACCTGAGTGCGCTTGAACCAGCTTCCAAAACCAAGAGATCAACATGCAAAAGATCAAAGACTTCGAGACCTTCGCCGCCGGGTACTTCCTCGGGCTCGGCATCAAGAATCCGACCGCCGAAGACATCTGCCGGCTCAGCGTTGATTGCAGAGCGTTCGCCGCTGCGCTCAGCTTCTACATGTTCACAGACCCCTATGTACTGTCGAAAGTGCGCACGCCTGACAAGTACGAGGCGGTCGCGAAGAACATCCGGTGCTTCATAGAGGCACTTCCTTGACGACTTTGAGGGCAAACGGCATGACGCAGATATGTGCCGATCTGGCGGCTCACTAGGCCAGATCCCAAAGCCGGGGCATCTGCAGACGAGAGGCTTTTGCGTTCACCCCGGCTCCCTCGACCCTTTCAACAGAAGGCATTCACGTGCCGCCGGCCATCGAAAGATGGTGTCTCTCCTTCGGCGGCATCTGAATGCCTTTTTTCATTTTTTCGGAGGCGTCATGAAGCGCGTCATTTCTTATCTCGAAGAGCTCGCCCGCCGCACCTACTTCGGCACGGACGGCACGGAGCCGGTGCGCTCAGGCTTCATCGGTTCCCTCATCGAGGGCCTCGAAGGACTGATCGGGTTCTTCGGCCTGGTGATCTTGCCGGCCATGGCGGCTGCCACCCTCTACCGCTGGATTTTTGATTAAGGAGAACGATATGGCTTGGAACTACCCCGACGGCTGCGGCCCCGACGACTACGAAAAGTGGTGCGGCCCCGACCCTGACGAAGAAGACGAGGATGAGGACGAAGAAAGTTACGACGAAGATGACGAAGGCGAGGTGCTCGAATGAGCTTCTCAGACCCGGTTCGAATCATCGACCACATCCCCCAGAATTTCGACATGAAACGAATTACTCGAAAGCGACCGCTACAGCAGCGCAAGCTCGCAAAGGCTCAGTCGGCGAAAGCTGCTGAGCCTTCTTCTTTTGAACCGCCTTGCGAACAAGTCTCGGCCATTTGGAAGGCAGTCGCCTTCATCGGTTCGTTGGCAATCGTGTTCGCGGCATTGATAACGGGAGGCTGGGAACGATGAAAACCATCAAAGACATCGCAATTGATCTCAACAGCACCGGCGCAATACCGAACATGGCCGACGCCAGAACGTACATGAAGGAGAACTTCCCAAGCGCCGTACTGACGTACTTCTCGGACAACCGCTCAGACAACTGCCTTCTCCGCGTTCTACCCAAGCAGCTCGAGGCATACGACTTTCACCGGTCCTTCCAAATCTCGATCGAGATTCACTCGTGTAGCTTGCGAACGATCGAGCATGCGGCATGGCTCATCTACCACGACTGGCTTGAGATCGCACAGATCAAGAAGCCTGACGACGACTTTACAAACGACGTTCCGTTCTAAGGAGAACATCGAATGACAGCAATCAGCACCGCGGCCATGAGCCGCACCGAATGGCTCAAAGAGCGAACCAAAGGCATCGGCGGCTCCGACGTCGCAACGGTCCTCGGCCTCAATCCCTACAAGACGCCGCTCGAACTCTGGGAAGAGAAGACGGGCAAGATGGCCGGCAAGGAAGCAGGTCAGGCTGCTTACTGGGGAACGGTCCTTGAAGACGTCGTTGCAAAGGAGTTCAGCCAACGCACCGGCATGAAAATCCAGAAGGTCAACTTCATGCTCTCCAAGGGTGAAGACGACTGGATGCGCGGCAACATCGACCGAGCAATCATCAACCCGGACATCGCAGGCCGCGTTTCCGTTCTCAAGCCGGAGAAAGCAGCCGAAGCCGGACGCCTTCTCTCTACGAACATCGGCCTCGAATGCAAGACCGCAAATAGCTTCATGGTTGACCAGTGGGGCGACTCTCAGGAAGCCGAAATCGTCGCAGGCAAGGTGGTAACGGATCACAAGATACCGCTGTACTACGAGACTCAGATCCAGTGGTACATGGCAGTGACTGGCATCGAGACCTTCTACGTCGCAGTGCTCATCGGAGGTCAGGACTTTCGCATGTATGAAGTCAAGCGTGACGAGGACGTCATCGACGCCATCGTCTCCAAGTGCAGAGACTTCTGGGAAAACCACGTGCTCAAGGACATCCCGCCGGCACCGGTAAACGTCGATGACATCAAGAAGATGTACTCGCGCGACAACGGCGAGATGGCCGAAGCCACGAACGATCAGGCTATCGACATTGGCGAACTCCGAAACCTGAAGGAGCAGATCAAGGCGCTCAAGGAGCAGGAAGAAGCCGTCGCCTCGCGCCTGATCATGGCCATCGGTGAGAAGACGGGCCTCACGCTCGGCGGCAAAAAAGCCGTCACCTACAAGGCCATGAGCACCACGCGCTTCAGCTCTACAGACTTCAAGAAGTCCCACCCCGACCTGTATCAGGCCTTCGCAAAAACCACCAGCACCCGCGTCCTCCGACTCGCTTAACCCATAAGGAACAAACACTATGTCTACTACCGACACTCTCAAACAGCAGATCGCTCCCGCCGCCACTCAGCAGCCTGCCGCCGTAGCCGAACGACCGAACCGCCCGGCAACGCTCATCGACGTCGTCCGCTCTACGGGCTTCCAGAAGCAGATGTCTCTCGCAATGCCGAAGAGCATGACGCCCGATCGTCTGACCCGCATCGTCATGACCGAATGCCGCAAGACCCCGGCGCTCCTCAAGTGTGCCCCTGAAAGCTTCTACGGTGCAGTCCTCCAGTGCGCGGCCCTCGGCCTCGAACCGGGCTCCGCTCTCGGGCATTGCTACCTGCTGCCCTTCGGCAACGGCAAGGACCGCTCCGGCCGCCCGAACGCACAGCTCATCATCGGCTATCGCGGCATGATCGACCTCGCCCGCCGCTCCGGGCAGATCATCAGCTTGCAGGCTTGGACGGTGCACGCACAGGACACTTTCAACTACCAGCTCGGCCTCGATCCCGACATTCAGCATGTGCCAGCATCGACCGCAGACCGAGGTCCTGTCACTCATGTCTACGCAGTCGCCAAGCTCAAGGGAGGCGGCATCCAGTTCGAAGTGATGAGCCGCGCAGAAATCGAAAAGGTGCGCTCGACTTCGAAGGCCGGCAACACTGGCCCGTGGGCAAGTCACTGGGAGGAGATGGCCAAGAAGACCGTCATCCGCCGCCTGTTCAAGTACCTGCCGGTGAGCATCGAGGCCGTCCGCGCCGTCGAGATCGACGAGAAGACTGACCGAGGCGAGGCAACGACGGACCAGGACTTCCTCGATGCAGAGTTCATCGAGAAAGGCGACGTGAACGACGCCGAGTACATCGACGACGCAGTCAACGAAAACAATTAACCCACCATCTCAACAAGGAGAAAATCATGCTCAAAGCCAAATCCTCTGAAATCATCCAGTCCGCTCTGTTCGACATCAACAATCAGTATGACAACCAGATCGATGACATCGACACTTCTCTCCTCGTCGAATCTGCCCTCTTGATCGCCTTCGAAAGCCACAAAAGCGAACAAAAGGAAGTCCTCC